AACACCGACATCATGTCGCTGCCGTCTTTGGCGCCGAACAGGAAGATCTCCCGCGGCCGACCAACTTGATCAAAGCCAACGCTTGCTTGATATTCCACCTGTTGCCCGTTGCTTAATACAAACGCAATAGTTTGTGTCAGCGTCTCACGTCGGTTGTGAAGCCGTTGCCGCTGCGTACCGCCGATCGTTGGAATGTCGCTCATACCTTCGGCCGCCCAGCCAATGAATCAGCCAGCGCTTGCTTTGCATCGGCCTCGCTGTCGAACCAGCGTATTTCGGTTTCGTCGGGATCGCCGGTATCGTCCCAGGACAGCACGACATTAACGATCCACTTGTCCGGCCCGCGGACTAATGTTTCGAACCGCTTTATATCCGTGTGCCAAAGCTCGGTATCCTGGGCGAGATCACTGCGATCATCCCATGGGAGAGTCATTTCCCAATTATCAGGATCGTAAATAAAGTCCGGAGTTGTCGTCATGGCTCAACCTCATTGCGCCAGGTCGAACCATCCGACATGCGGTATTCGATCCAGGCGTTTTCACCGCTGTCGTCGGCATCGGTTTGTTCGCCGGGAATCAGCCCCGGCAGGAACAGCTGATGGGTACAGCCCAATGCCTGGAGCTCGCGCGATGGCGTCTCGTTCCAGCGCCCGCAATGCCAAGTGCCGTCAGCGATCGGCGCCAACGAGATACAAGTGCGACAATGCCGCTGCGGCATCGCGCCCTGATGGCAGACCGCGTGATGGTCGCACCAGCGGCAGACGTGCCAGGCTGGGTCTTCCGAACACCGTGGCGGCGGCCGATCGGGGTATTCGAAGATCACGTTGTCGGCGCGCACCAAAAGATCGTAGGCGGCTTTCGGATCGGCGTCGGTCCGCACCGAGATCGTGTGCCGCCCGCCCGGTGAGCTCACCGTCATGTAATGGCGGTTGAGCTCGAGGACGTGCATGTAGACCTGGCCGGTTGCCCAGTAGCCGTAGTTCCACGCCCGCAACGCAGCCTTCTCACCGAGCTCGATCTTCGCCTTGTGCAGTTTCAGCTGCGACTCTTCGTTGACCTGTTTGTGCTCCCAGACGTGCGCGGTGCGCGGCGCCTGAATCAGCCCCAAGATCACGCCGTCGACATAACCGCCGACATGCCCGTTGCAGGCGCTGAGCCGCCACTGGCCGCCGGTTTCCGGGTCCCGGTCCCACAAGGTCAACCCCGGCACCAGCTTGAGCCTGGTTGCCTGGAGGGTTTCCCCCATGTTGCCATCGGCCATACGCTTCAGCCCGACAGCGTCGACCGGCGACGGCGGGGAAACTGCGTGCAACCCGTACCAGAGGGCCCGCGAACATGGGTGACCGATCGCCGACATCGGCAACGTATTGCCGAGCCGGCGCGCGGCCTTCGCCACGCGCTCGAGCTCGCGATCGACCGCGGCCAGTGTCGGGTCTGCCGGTAGCGGGATCTTCGCCACGGGCTACTCCGCAGCCCGGCGCCACGGCACGGTCGACGCCTTCTGCGCGCCCGCCCCCGGTTTCCCCATGTTCACCGGCTTCGGTCCTGCGGTTGCCTGGGAAACCTCGCCGGCCGGCGCGCTGCCATCGACCGGGAAATACGCGAAGACCCGATTGCTATCACCGTACTGCCCCCTCCCCGCCTCGACCCGCACATCGGCAACCATCCGCCGACCGTGCAGCTGCTCGCTGTCGGTCACCGACAACACGTTCACGGCGTGGCAGATCTGCGACAACGTGCGCTGTGCGATCTCAACCGCTGTCTGATTAGAATTATTCAAATTCAGCCGGTCGATAATCTTACGCCCGGTGAATTGTCCTTCCTGAATATCCAACTCGAGTTGGAGATACGACCCGGTCATATCCTTCGTCGTCTTCATCTCCGAGCCGACGATAACAACAATGTACTTGTCGGCCGGCACTGGTGCCGGGCGTGAATACGGATCGATGTCATGCGCGTCAAAACCTAACTGTGCCATACTTCCTCCTATTCCGCGGCAACCGGCCGCGACTTTGTTTCGCTCTTAGTCTGCCTAGCCTCGATCATTGCTTTTTCGAAAACCTGCCATCCGCTTTCTTTAGGAAACGGTAGCGACGATGGTAAGCCGTATCGGTTCTTTGCAATAAAGCCCGGCCGTTCCTCGAGATACAACACACGCTCGCCGCTCCCAATGCCGCGGCTGCGCTTTTGATTAAAGCCAGCCTCAGTGGTTTTGATAGCGACCGCGTGTTGAATAAACCCGAGAACGTCGCACCACTCGATCAACAACGACGACATTGAATCGTGAAGATCGAGAAGATAACGATCGTATGCATCGGTCATCGGGTCATCAAACCGTTTGATTTTGACGTGCGCCAGGATGATCACCGTCATACGCTTTTCGTTGCGTAGCAGATCTAAACCTTCCAGTACCTTGCGGCACTCGTCGGCCGCCGGGCGATAACCTTTGCCGTAGGGGATCTGATCGATTGATTCGACCTTGTGCGCCGCCGCTACCGCTTTATGAATCAGATGTTCAAGCCAGTCCGCGGTATCGATCACCACGGTTTTAAAGTCATGCTGGTCGGTAATTAATATGCCGATTTGATCCAAGACATCCTGCAAACTCGTCGCTAGCGGAAAGGCCGCATTCACGTTGATCGCATCGAGCCCGTCTTCGCATTGGATGAAAATCGGATTTGGCGCGCTGTTTGCCCAGGTCGATTTACCAACGCCTTGCGGCCCCATCCCAACAATCCGCGGCGGTTTGTTTGGATCCGGCCCACGCCGCAGCTTGGCAAAGTCATACGCCATCTGTTTTCTCCTGGGCTGGTGCCATAATCGGCTCGAGGCGGTACTTGGTTTTGCCGACCGACACGGTGCGAGCCGTCTCCAACACCGCCCGCACTTCCGGCGGCGCCGCGGTGAACTTCCGCTCCTCGACCGTCAGCGTCCATTTCCCGTAGTGCTTCGCCACCTCGACATCGAACGTGTCGAGTGCGTCGGAGAGCTTGTCCCGGTCCCAATGCACTTGTTTCGGCGCTTCGGCGACGACGACGTAATCGTTGTCGGCCAACCTGATCGTGCCGGTATCTTTGCTTTGCTGCTGGCGGATCTCCTCTGCCCGCTGCCGATACCTAATATCTAATACATGCGCCAAATATGCTTCTCGTTTGCGTGCTAACGACAACCCATCTTGGACGTAGTCCTGTAGTTGGTAAAGCACCTCGACCGGCAGCTTGGCGACGTTCTCAGCATCCATAATGCCGTCGAGAACGGTAACATCTACGGTGTTTTTCATCCCCTCCCCCGCTCCGCTTCAGCTAACTCCAGAGCCACGTCAACGACCTGCATCGCAAAGCCGCACATAAACAGGATCACTAATTCGCGCGTCTGACCCTCTTGGATAAAAGGCGCGATGATCTTGGCTGTCGCCTTGTCGGGGACACCGCGTTGTTTGCCAATCCGCTCGGCGATATACGCCGCGGCGTCCGCCTTCAGCGTTTCGGCGGTAATATCGATCTTCACCCGATTTCTCCGTTTGCCGGCTTTACTGTTACTGTCAACTTTGGCTCAGCGCTGTATCGTTTTCGCGCTCGTAATGATACAACTTGAGAATCGTCTCGAAATAACACCATATTGAATGCGTCTGCCACGATCTTATACAAATTATCAAGATCAGGCCGACCTGTTGGAACGACCTCGCCAGCTATTGCGCGATTGCGTTTCTTATTAGACCAACTCGCCGGGATAGAGACTTCGGCAGTCAACTCCAATGTCACCGCTTCATCGAACATTGGTGTGTTCGTTTTACGCATCGCATTGGCGGCCTCGATTTGCAGGACCGCTGCGAAATTGCGTTGTGCCGCCGGGACAAAATGTTGTCCGGTGCGGCCGAGCCGCATCCTGGCGAACGGAACGGGTTCTCCCAAAACAGTCACGGTCAGTCCCGCCCGCGCCATCATCGGAATCAGATCCGGTACGGTGCGAGCGTGTAGCTTTCGAGTTCCTCGCCGGCGGCGCAGACCCGAATAGCGCGATCGCCGATATGGAGCTCGACGCGCTCGGCGCCGATTGCGTTGAGGCAGTGGCGCAGTTGCCTGGTGTTCACTCCGACCTTGATGGGCTCGTTGCCCATCGTGACCGGCATATCCTCGACAACGATTTGCTGGTTGCCCGAAACCGTCATCGAGCCGCCTAGGCAACTAAGCTCGGCGCCGCGTTGCTTTAGTTTGACGTTGTCCAGATCGAGCCCGGCGTCGATACGCGCCAGGATCCGCTCGAGGTTTTCGGATACGAGGACAACCGGCTGGGAAACCGCAGGGGCAACCCAAATTTCGGCATCGGGAAACTCGACCGCGGCCAGGCGCGAGGACAGAACCCAGCCGCCCGGATGGAACGACGCAACGTTTTTTCCGACCGCTATATATAAAGGTGTGCTCGGCGCCGTTTTGGTCAGCGCCAACAGCCTGGTGATGGTCGATCGCGGCACCAGCGCGTCGGGAAACTTCTCAGCCGTGGCGCCGGCCAGGTAGGCGATCGCGCCCTGCACGCCGTCGACCGCGGCCAACCAAACCCCGGCATCGTTCCAAAACATGCACGCGCTGCCGTAGATCGCCCGGTCCTTGTCGGTGCCGACCGCCGACAGGATCAGATGCAACGCGCGCGCGAACTCTTGCGTGGAGGTTTCGATCTGCGGCGCTGGGTATTCCATCAGCGCAGTCGGAAACCCGGCGGAATTGAGCCGCTCAAGCTTGGCGCGGGTCCGACCGCATTGCAGCTTGATCTGGACGTCTTCCCAGATCTTGACCGGCTTCTCGCGGTCGAACGAACCGACGAGATCGCGCAACCGCGCCGCAGAGACGTAGACCGTGCCGGCATCCAGATCCGGCAATTCGATCCGTTCGACCAAGACCGCAATCGAGTTCGCCGCGGTCAGCGATAACCCGAACTCATCGGTGACCAGCTTGATCGCGCCATAGGCCGGGACCGGCGAGCGCGGATCCGCAACCGCG